GCGCGCCCGCAGTCAAGCCTACCTGCTCGCGCGCGGCAGCATGACGCAACCCGGCGAGACATGGGCACCCTTTCAACAGGCGGGGACCGATGACCAGATCAACGTCCGGCTCACGTTCGAGCCGCCCGCCCGTTACCGCTACGACATCGACAACCTCGTCGCGCGCATGAAGTCCAGCCTAGACGGGATCGCAGATGCCATCGGCGTCGACGACTACAACTTCCGGCTTGAGCGTCCGGTCATGGCGGACCCACACAAGCCGCACGGTCGCGTTATGGTCACGCTGGAGATCCAGCCGCATGACTAAGCACCCGCACATCGTTGAGGATCTGCGCAAACTAGCCGTCGCAGTTGCGGATCTGAACCCAGACCCAAGCAACGCACGCAAGCACGGCCAGCGCAACCTCGACTCGATCAAGGCTTCGCTAGCGGCGTTCGGGCAGCGCAAGCCGCTGGTCGTGCAGCGCGAGGGCATGATCGTGCGCGCCGGCAACGGCACGCTCGAAGCTGCCAAGGTGCTGGGCTGGGATTACATTGCGGCGGTCGTCATCGACGAGGACAGCGCCCAGGCGGTGCAGTTCGCCATTGCCGACAACCGCACCGCCGAGCTGGCCGAGTGGGACGACGAGACGCTGGCGACCCTGCTGGACGGCATGGACGAGCCGACCCGCGACCTGCTGGCGTTCGACGACAAGGAGCTGGCTGGGCTCATGCGCGGCCTCGAGCCCGACGAGATCGTCGAGGACGAGGCACCGGAGCCGCCCGCCGAGTCGATCACGCAGCCCGGCGACCTGTGGACGCTAGGCCCGCATCGCCTGCTGTGCGGCGACTGTGCAAATGTGGACGCTTTGCAGATGCTGTTGCAGGGTCAGCAACCCGATGCCGTCGTGAGCGATCCACCCTATGGCATGGCATACGACGGAACAGCGGGCACCGCACAGCAGGGCATGGACAACTCTGTACGCCGAGCGATCAAGCCTGTGCATGGCGATGACCAGCCGTTTGATCCGTCAGTTTGCCTAAACGCGACGAAAGGCGATGTTCTACTGTGGGGAGGAGACTGGTTTTATGACCGCCTACCTCCGGGCGGCTCTTGGATCATCTGGGACAAGAGGGCATCAGAGGCCGCCGATGCTATTCCGGGCGCGCCTTTTGAGGTCTGTTGGTCTCGCAGAAAGCAGGCTCGGTCCATGGTGCGTGTGCCGTGGGGAGGCTGGAACAATCGAGAGGCCCAAGACACAAAGCGATGGCATCCAACACAGAAGCCTATGTCGGTAATGGCTGCCAGCATTGCGGCAGCCAAAGGCTCGAGCATACTTGACCCGTATCTGGGCTCAGGCACGACTTTGCTTGTGGCACAGCAGCTTGGCAGAACCTGCTACGGCATGGAGATCGACCCCGCCTACTGCGACGTCATCGTCGAGCGGTGGGAGAACCTGACCGGGCAAAAGGCGGTGCGGAATGGCTAAAACCAAGCGGGCAGTGGGCAGACCTCGCAGCGTCATGACGCCCGAGGTCGTCGAGACGATCCTGCGGCACGTTGAGCTCGGCATCTGGCCTGAGCGCGCCGCGCGCATGGCGGGGATCGACGGCGCAGCCATGCGCAAGCACAAGGAGCGCAATCCACAGTTTGTCACAGACTTAGAAAAAGCAGAAGCCAAGGCCGAGGCTTCGCTGCACGGGCGGATGCTGCGCGCGATGGACGACAACTGGACGGCGGTTGCGTGGATGCTTGAGCGCCGCTTTCCCCAACGCTACGCCAAGCAAGATCCCAAGGTCGTCGTGCACAACGAAGCGCACGCGCAGGCTGGCGTCGCGCAGCTCGGCCCGCCCGTGCCCGACAGCGCCGAGTTCGCGCGGCAGCTCATCCAAGCCACACAGATCGCACAGCGCGTCCTAGCGGTGGAGAATGAGCCAGCCGGCGGAACGTGAGGCGCAAGGCCGCGAGAAGTGCGCGGCGGCTCTCGAGCAGCTCTGCCCGCGCGTCTACGGCAACCCGTGGATACCGCACTGGCCGCTGCCAGCGCAGCAGGTCTTCCTTGGCCTGCACCTGAGCTCGCCGACCGATCGCGTCTTCCAGGCTCTCTACGGCGGCAGCGCAGGCGGTGGAAAGAGCGACGCGCTGCTCATGGCGGCGGCGCAGTATGCGTGGAACGAGCCCGACTTCGCTGGCATTCTGTTCCGGCGCACGTTCACCGACCTGACCCAGCCGGGCGCGCTGCTCGACCGGGCGATGGAGTGGTGGATACCCAAGGGCGCGCACTGGGACGGGACGAACAAGGTCTTCAGGTTCCCCAACGGCGGCAAGGTCGCGTTCGCCTACCTGTTCAAGCCCAACGATCACCTGCGCTACCAGGGCGCGGAGTATCAGTTCACGGGCTGGGACGAGCTGACGCAGTGGCCTACGGCGGCACCATACGAATACGTCGGCATCAGCCGCGTGCGGCGCGGCAGCGACAGCCGCATTCCGCTACGGACCCTAGCAGCCAGCAACCCCGGCGGACCCGGTCACGACTGGGTCGCGCGGCAGTTCATCGGCGGCATCGACCCCGACACCGGGCAGCGCGCGCCGCCGCAGCACCGCTACGTGCCCGCCCGGATCGCCGACAACCCCTACCTCGACCGCGACGCCTACGTGGCTGGCCTCGAGCACCTGCACCCGACCGTCCGGCAGCAGCTCCTCGAAGGCGATTGGTCCGCCCGCGAGCCCGGCGACTACTTCCGCGCCGAGTGGTTCGGGCCGCTCCTCGACCCCGAGACCGACCGATGGCCCGGCTCGGACTGCCAACGCATCCGCTGGTGGGATCTTGCGGCGAGCGAGAAGAGCACTGCCGCCAAGACCGCCGGCGTGCTCATGGCCCGGCACAGGCGCGGCGTCAGAGCCATTGAACACTGCCGCGCATTCCGAGCGACGCCGGGCAAGCGTGACGACCTGATCGTCCAGACGGCGCAGGCGGACGGGCACGCCGTCACGGTGGGCCTGGAGATCGAGGGCGGCAGCGGCGGGCTGGCGCAGTTTCACGCGCTCGAGAAGCGCCTGCGGGCGCAAGGCTACCGCGTCGTCGGCGCGCGCCCGAGCTCGATGACGGACCGCGAGGCGCGCACCATGACGCGAGGCAGCGCGTCCATGTCGGCCAAGACCAGCCGCGCCGACCCGGTCGCGTCGTGCCTCGAGCGTGGCTTTCAACGTCGCGGCGAGGGACCGGACACGGGCGCACCGTGGCACGGCGTCGACGCAGGCAAGGCCGTGCACGACCAGACCGACGGCATCCGGCTCTTCGCAGGCCCGTGGACAGCGGACTTCCTAAGCATCGTTGAAGGCTTCCCTGACGCCGCGACGTGCGACGAGGTTGACGCTACGAGCGGCGCGTGGGCGTGGCTCGAGGCACACCCGCTAGGCAATCGTCAGCCGTTTGGTAACATTCCGCAGCGCCGCAACGTCACGCACGACGTGCACCCCGACGACCGGCAGGAGCGGACCGACCGATGGCTTATGCCATGAGCTAGCAGGCAACCACAGACATGGTCATCTACTTCGCCAAAACGTATCGCCCGCCCGCAGGTGCCAAGGGCAACGCCAAGAAGGTGCTGCGCTGGCGGGAGGAACACGGCGACGCAGTGCAGGGCATGACGCGAGTCGGATGGGTCCGAGCCCGGCAGCTTGCCAGCGGCAGGCCGATCAGCGCGGAGACCGTCAAGCGCATGGCTGCTTTCAACAGGCACCGCAAGAACGCCGAGGTCAGCGCCGAGCACAAAGACGAGCCGTGGAAGGATGCGGGATACGTCGCTTGGCTGGGATGGGGCGGCACGACCGGCATCGAGTGGGCTATCCGCACCAGCGCATCCATGCAGGACTAATCTGCTACACTGCGCGCACCATAAGGCGACAGCATGACGACCGAGCTACGAGTTCAGAACCAGAGCCAGAACCTCTACGTCCGCGCGCTGTCGACGGCCTACCGCAGCGGCATCCAGGTGCACGACCCGAGCCTGTGGCTGCTCCGCGAGCCCGAGCTCGAGGAGAAAATGCTGCGAGACGCCGACATCGCTCACGCGGTCGGATACCGGCGGCACCTCATCGCTGGCCAGCGGTGGAACTGTATTCCGCGCGTCACCGGCAGTCCGCGCGCCGACTTGTCGGTCGGTATCGCCAACGAGCTGCTCGACGGCATCCAAGACTTCACGCAGGCGCGGCTCAACCTTGCGCGGGCGTTCTTCTCCGGTGCCCGGTTCGGCACGATCCACGGCAAGGTGCGCACGCTGACGATCGGCGACGGCAAGCCTCGTCGCTGGTGGTGCCCGGTGCGGATCGAGGACCACGACAAGCGGCTGTTCCGCATCGTGCCGCAGCACGGCGAGACGCTCACCGCCAACTGGGAGCGGTGGGACGTATACGGTCAAGAGTGGCAGACGCAGAGCGTGCAGGACGCCGCGCACACGATCCGGCATGTCTACCAGGACGACGAAGGCACGCTGGGCCACGGGCGCGGGCTGCGCGAGGCGCTGGGCTGGTGGTGGTATGCCAAGACGCAGGTGTTCCAAGAGAGCTTGCAAGCGGTCGAGCGGTTCGCTCAAGGCATCCTGACCGCCAAGGTCGACGGCGCGCGCGACGCCGAGACCGGCCTGCCGAACACGGAGCTGATCAACCAGTGGCGCGACGTGCTCGAGGATCTGCGTAGCCGGCACGTCTTGGTCTACGACAGCAGCGACACGGTGGAGAGCGTCAGCGTCAGCGGCGAGGGCTGGCAACTGATGAACACGATCCGCGACGAGCTACGGTCGACGATCTACACGCTGATCATGGGCGCGAACCTGACGACCTCGGCCAACGACGGCGGCAGCTACGCGCTCGCGCAGATCCAAGAGAACAGCACCGAGGCGCTGATCCAATACGACCGCGAGACGCTCGAGGACACGCTCACCGACGACCTGCTCGGCTGCATCTGGTGGAAGAATCACGCCAACCTGCAAGAGCTCGGCATCGCCAACGAGAAGCCGCGCTTCAACATCACGCAGGAGAAGCGGGAGGATCCGCAGGAGCGCGCCGCAGTCGCGCAGGTGCTTGCCAGCATGGGCGTCGAGCTCTCGCTCGAGGACGTGCTTGAGCAAACTGGATTCCGCAAGCCTGAGCCCGGCGAGGAGGTCGTCAGGAGCGCACCAGATCCGGCCTCGTCGCTATTCGGTGGTCTGGGCCTCGGCACCTCACAGCCCGAGACCGCAGAGCCCGAGCAACCCGCCGAGCCCGTGGACCTGCAAGAGACGGCGCTCAACGGCGCTCAGGTGCAGGCGGCGGCGGACATCATCGACCGCGTCGTCAATGGGCAGATGCCTAGCGGCACTGCGATCCGAATGCTCACTAGCATGTTCAACCTGCCGCTTGACGAGGCGCAGGCCATGGTCACCGAGGCCGAGCAGTTTACCCCGACACCTCAAGCCCAGGTCTGATGGCGAACGTCTACGAGCGCATCGACGACGACAAGCAATTCCTCAACCGTCACCTCGACACGGTCGGCGACGGGACGGGATCGCACGATGCCAACGTAGACGGCAGCGAGGAATCTGATCTGGGGCCGCAACTGTTTCGGATCAACCCGCCGACCGATGGCACGCATGTCATCCACAGACTGCACGTCGTCGTCGAGGATCAGGGCAACTTCCAGACAGCGACCTACGGCGCGCTGGCCACGCTGAGGAACGGGTTGCGCGTCGGCTACTTCAACACGACGACCAACGCGATCGTCGACGACCTCACCGCAGGACATCCGATCAAGACCAACTTCGACTGGTCGCTGCACGCCTATCCAGCGACGTTGAATGCGTGGGGCGGCGGCAACCAGCACCTTGTTGCCATCTGGGACTTCGCCGAGGACGGATGCAGCCTGCACGTCAACTCGCTACAGCCCGATCGGTGTTTCGGCGTCGAGGTCCGCGACGACCTGACCGGCCTCATCGCGCACGAGTTCATCGTTTACGGCTACACGGTATGAACACAGACAAGCTGCTCGAGGACGTGTCTGGCCGCTACGCGCGGCTCTACTTCGCAGCCATTCACGAGCTCTACGTCGCCAAGGTCCGCGACGACCGCGTCAGCGCCCGCGCCGCGCGCGAGCAGCTTGCCAAGGTCATGGCCGAAACCATGGGCGTCGGCGAGATCCTGGGCGCTAGCCTGCTGTTGCAGAACCTCAAGCGCAGCGCCAAGTTCGCCGCAGACGAGCCGACGCAAACCCTGCTGCCGCGCGTCACCTTCGACGAGGCGCTGCAAGACATGGTCGAGCGCGCACCCGTCACGCTGGTCGACGCAGCCGAGCGCACCGCGCAGCGCATCGCGCAACTCTACAGCGAAGACGCGGTCATGGCGTTCGTGCGGTCGGCGGAGGAGAGCGTTACCAGCGAGGCGCAGAAGTTCATCGAGCGCGCGCTGCGCGACGGCGTGCCCGAGGGCGAGGCCGGCCAGCGGCTTGCCATGCGCGTCGACGACATCCGCGTGCAGTCGCAGGCGTGGTCAGAGGGCTACGCGCGGATGGTCTTTCGCACCAACATCAACACCGCCATCAGCGCCGGGCGGTTCCGGCAGGCGCAAGATCCAGACATCCAAGAGGTCGCGCCTGCGTTCCGATTCGACGCAGTCGGCGACGGCGACACGCGCGACAACCACGACGCCGCTGACGGTCTGATCATGTCGGTCAGCAACCCCGAGTGGCGCAAGATCGCGCCGCCGCTGGGCTACAACTGCCGATGCCAAGTCGTGCATGTCACGCGGTCAGAGCTCGAGAAGATGGGCCGCATCCGCAAGGACGGGAGCTTGATCGAGGACAAGGTGCCTAGCGGAGCGTTTGCCGACCCTGGATTCCGACACGGTGGGCGGCCTGACCTTGCATCTGTGAGGACGTAGTGCGCGAGGACTGGAGCAACACGCAGGCCAAGTTCCGCCGCATCGCCGCGACCATGGGCGTCAGGCGGATTGCCAAGGAGCTGCCAGCGCACCATGCTACGGTCTACCGGCTAATCCGAGGCGACACACAACAACCGACGCACGCGATGCGTGCTGCCATCACCAGAATCGTCAAACAACACGAGAAGCCATGAGCACCGCTCCCTACTTCCACAAGCAGCACGTCAAGATCGTCGCCAGCGTCGCGACGGTGCAGAACTCGGACATCCTCGAGTCCGACTTTCAGAAGGTCTACGACGACAGCATCATCCGTGTCACGGCGTGGGGCGGCGCGATGAACCTGCGCTTGATCCCTAATAGCGGCACAGGCGTTAGCATCTTTGGAGGAGTCAACCTCGCCGGCAATCTCCGATACGAGGAGTTCAATCTGGACAGCGGCAGAACGTGGAACGTCCAGACGAGCACAAGCGGCGGCATCGTCCTCAACTTCCTGCTGATCGAAGAGGTGCGACTGTGACGCAAACCGTGCAGGGATACAGGGCTACGCGCAACACGCAGGGCCATCTAACGATCCACGACGTGCCGATCTTCGTCGAGTGCGAGCGTGGCGATGTCTGCTTCAACGCAGACTGGATCCAAACGGCAGTAGCCAAGGCCAAGCAAGCGGCGACCGAGGGCTACCTGCCGCCGCTGCACATCCGGCACCACGACGACGGGCCGGTGCCCGAGCCGGCGGGATTCTTCAAGATCACGCGCACGGGGCCGATCACCTTCAAGGGCAAGACGCGCACAGCCATCTTCGCCGACCTCGTCATCACCCGACCGTGGGTTGAGGAAGACGTGCTGGCAGCTCGCCTGCCATACCGCAGCGTCGAGATCTTCAACGTCGACAAGCCTGCGATCGACAGCCTCGCGCTACTGGATCACGAGCCGCCATACCTTGAGCTGCCGATGCTCATGGTCGCGGACGTCGAGGAGCCGAGCACGCTCAACGTGCCCACCAGCGGCCAGACGGTGCGCGTCGCATCTGCGACTTTCGCCAACCCCTACCTTGCACAAGCCACACATGCCGAGGATGGCGTGGTAGCGTGCTTCCGGCGCGGGCATTCCGCGCACCTACTCACGCAGGACGAGCTCACCATGACCACCAAGATCGACGACAAGGCCGCCGCCGCTTCGTTCGCCTACGACGAGGACGAGGAGAAGATGGGCGACAACCCCGAGAAGAAGGAAGAGATGGCCGAGGAGTCGGAGGACTCCGACGAGAAGATGCAGGACGGCATGAGTGCGGAGGCCGTCTGCGAAGCCATCAAGGCTGGCCAGTTCGACATGGAGCAGCTCGCGATGATCGTCGCCGACGCCACCGAGGCCATGGAGGAGAAGGGCGACGCGATGGAGCCCGCGCAGGCGCAGGTGCCCGGCGAGGCGATGAGGCGCATGAGCAAGCTGGAAGGCGAGAACGTCGCGCTCAAGGCGCGGCTCGACGAGCGGGACGCGCTCGATAAGCGCAAGGACGATGTCGGCGCGGCGATGAAGCGCCTGGAAGACCGGCCGCTCGGCAGCGACCTCGAGGCCAAGCTGACCGCCTACCACAAGGCGCACGGCGCGGCTGCGTTCAAGGACTACGTCGACAGCATGGCCCAGACGTTCGGCGCTCTCAGCCACAGCGACACGGCTGCGGTCGCGTTCGCGGCGCAGGCCAACAAGACGCCCGGCATCGCGCTGAACTACACCGAGCAGGGCACCGACGCCGTCGAGCGCGCTGCGCAGTTCGCCCGCGAGCACGCGGAGCTCATGAGGCACGGCGCGACTCGCATGAGCGAAGACCGCTACGTCGCCGTCAACATGCAACGCGCTGGCTTCGCGGCCGACGCCTAACCCACCCCGACACGGACGAGGACTGAAAGATGGCAGATGTCACTGCACGCAAGACGCTCGCGACGAAGACGCGCAGCGGTCGCAGCGCCTACCCGATCGCCGACGGCGTCACGCTCTTTGAGGGCGCGCTGGTCGGCCTGGAAGGCGGCTACTTGAACCACTGGGCCGACGGCGCGAACGACGTGTTCGTGGGCATCGTGCTCGGCGACGCGCTCGGCGTCTCGCCCGGCGCGGCTCTCACGGGCGACACCAGCGCGACCCCGGTGCCTGAGGCGCGCGTCGATGACAGCGGCGTCACGCTGCTCGGCCTCGACAGCGTCGGCGGCACGCCGACGGCTGCCAAGGTCGGCGACATCGTCTACGCGACGACCAGCAACACCGACGACCTCACGCTTGACGCGACCGCTGGCGGCGTCGCCGACCACCCGGTCGGCTTCCTCAGCGGCTTCCGCTCGGCCACGGATGTCGATGTCACGCTGTTCACGACAGCCGAGTTCCTGGCTCAGGCGACCGCCTGATCCGACACCCTGACCAGAGAGAGACAGACAGATGAGCACTGTGATCGCCAGTCAAGTTCTTGCGAACGGGCTGCGGACGGAGTTCGCCGATACCTACTCGGCCATCCAGAACAGGCAGGCGGATTCCCGTCTGTCTCTGGTCATGGACCTGAGCATCGGCGCGACCAACCGCGAGCACGAGTTCGCCTACTTCGAGGCCGCGCCGCACATGGCGCAGTGGACCCGCGGCAGCAGCATCCCCGAGGATGCGTTCGACTCCGTGAGCTTCACGACGCCGGTCTACACCTGGGGCCGCCGCATCAAGTGGCACAAGGAAGACCGCAAGGACGACCAGACGCAGAGCCTCATGGACATCGCTCGCATGGCGGGCCAGTCCGCTGCGCTGCTTCCTGAGCGGTTCTTCTTCGACCTGCTGACGGGCGGGACGGACACGCTCCCGGCGGTGCCGAACGCTCCCGACGGCGCTGCGTTCTTCGCCACCACGGCGGGCGGCGCAAACCGCTTCGGCGTGAGCTCCGGCAACCTGCTGACCGGCAACGGCATCGCCAGCGTGTCGGCTATCCGCACGGACTACTACAACGCCATCGAGCAGTTCAAGCAGATGCAGGACGGCAAGGGTCAGCCGCTGCTCTCTGACGAAGTGATCGACAGCGGCGTGGTCTGCATCCACAGCGCGGCGGATACCGAGGCGATGGAGGAGGCGTTCTTGCAGCGCCGGCAGGGCGAGGTCTACGGCAGCAACACCGCAGCCGCGACGCCCAGCAACCTCGTCCAAGATGCCAGCCGCAACGTGACCCTCTGGGGTTCGCAGCGTCTCGCGACGGGCGACTGGTATGTCTTCCTGCGCAACCCGGCCAAGCGTGCGACGTTCATGCTCGACCGCGAGGGAATCCAGGAATACTCCAGCCTCGAGGGCGACAACAACAGCGACCACACGCGCAACACGGGCGAAGAATACGTCCAGTGGGAGCGTCGCGCGGGCGCTGGCATCGCGCTTCCCTACAGCGCGATCAAGATCAACAACTGATCCAACGCGGCCACGAGCCGGCAGAGAGCTACGGGCCGGGCGTTCACCGTGAACGCTTGGCCTTCTTTTTTGTAACCATGAAACGGAGATGACCCGTATGGCAGCTCGCAAGAAGCAGTTCCCCGACTTCAATCCTGACGTCGGCCAACCCGCAACCCTGACGGCGCAGGAGAAGCCGCAGCAGGGCAAGACGCACATCGGCGGCAGCGACCTTGTTCCTGACCTCGAGGCACACAAGGCGCAGACCGGCGTGGCGCGCAGCTACAAGTATTGGGTCGGCGTGACCCCGAGCTGCCCGCGTGAGCACATCGATCTCGCAGGCATCAACTTCCCCAAGGTCAACGAGAACCTCGTCAGCGACCCCATGCGGACCGGCAACAAGCGCCGCGTGCCCGTCATCGGCGCGATCGTCGACATCGACGAGCACCGCGTGCAGAAGATGCGCGACAAGCTCAAGCGCACAGTCATCCGGTTCCTCGACGACGGCGGGCAGACCGAGGAGCCGGGCACCGGGCAGAACGTCGGCGACAACCACGTCCGCCCGCGTCGCGGCCAGATCATCACGATCCCGACCGAGGAAGAGATCAAGCAGCGCCGCGAGCGCGGCAAGCCGACCAACGAATACCGCCCGCACCCCAACGACGTGCCCGCCGCGCGCTACATGTTCGCGCAGATTTGCGAGGATCAGGAGCGCGGGAGCCGTGGCGAATACTACCCCGACACGCTTGAGACGACGGGCCTGTGGTGGCCCGACGAGCTGTAGACCAGGAGCCGAGCAACCATGAGCGGAACCCCGACCGAAACTGAGATCCAGGCGCAGTGGCGCGCTGCGGTAGACATCCTCGAGACGTTCCGCGCGCACATCGACGGCACGCACGCCGGAGCTGGCGGCAAGTGGGACACACTGCTGCAAAGCCTCGAGGGTGAATACACGCCGACCGAGCTTGCCAACTGGGCCGCGTCGTTCCGCTCTGGTTGCTCCGACCTGATGTCGCCTGCGCTTGGCTCGCAGGCGCTGACGCCAATCCTGTTCGAGTATGCCAACCGCATCGACTCGGACGCCACGGCGACGCAGGGCTTCGGCAGCGGCTTCCGCACGTCGGCGCAAATCTTCCGCGCGCTCTACGACTGGTTCGTCGACAACAGCCTCACGGTGCAGAGCCGAAACATCACCTTCGACACGAGCTCGACGGCAGGAGCAGGCAACATCGGCAACGGCGACTGCGGGCGTCTCACCGAGGACGAGAACGGCTTCGCGCTCGAGGCGTGCCACGTTGAGAAGAAGCTGCTGAAGTGCATCGCCGACCAGAACACTGGCGTGCAGGAGCAGGCCGAGGTCTTCGAGGTCTTGGGTCAGCCCAGCAGCTTCGACAGCGTGCTGCGCGCAAGCTATGGCAGCGGAGCCGATGCCAACACGACCATCGTCAGCCGACACGCTGGCCAGGGCAGCGGGGGCAGCCTGCTGACCAATAGCAGCTTCTCCGAGTTCGACAGTGCGGCGACGCCCAAGTTCACCGGATGGACCGAGACGAGCGGCAGCGCCAACATCGACCAGGACACGGCTACGTTCTACCGCAGCCACCCCGGCGCGCAGACCGACGCTAGCCTCAAGCTGACCGGCAACGCTCTGCTCAAGCAGACGCTGACCAACATGCGCATCCGGCGGCTCGATGTCGACACGCCCTACCAGTTCCGCATCATGGTCAACAAGGCGGCGGGATCGGGCACGGGCGGCAACATCATCATCCGCATGGGAAGCTCGTCCAAGACCGTCGCGCTGACCGCTCTGACCTCGACGTGGAACGAGGTGATCATCGACTTCGACCAGAACTGCTGGCCGCGCGACTTCAACGAGGACGCTTTCGATGTCGAGATCGAATGGGCGAGCGCGAGCAGCGGCTACCTGCTGATCGACGATGCGATCTTTGCGCCGCTTGACCAGATCGACGGCACGTATTGGTTCCTGCGCGCGACCGCTTCGACGCACACGCCGTGGCTGGTCGACGACATCTTGAGCTTCACCGACACGGGCGGCGCGCCGGCAACGGGGCAGATCCAGTGGTGGCTCTGGGTGTCTGGCTTCGGCTACCTGCCCAGCACTACTGGCACCCCTACCTTTATTGACCCGGCCTAACACGTCGCGCACACAAAACCATGGCGACGCAGCCTGTCTACCTGTTGCTTGGCGATAGCCTGACGCTGGCCAGCTTTCTGACATCAGCCTACACCACTGCGCTAGCAGACCCGGTCTACACGACGGGGGACCGTGGCTCCTTGCAGCGGATCTGGGACTACGAAGATCAGGCTATCGAGAACTACATCGCGCATACAAACAGCCATGGCGGCGGCACGCGCATCCCGCCCTCGCCCTATACTGGCGCTGGTCCAGAGTTCAGCCTGATCGCCAAGCTGGCAGCACGCCATACCACAGACGGCGTCGTGCTGGTCAAGCGTTCATCCGTCAGCGCCACGCTTATCGCAGAGGGCACGGGCTGGGTCGGCAACCCGGTCTACAGCGCAGGACGTTGGGCCAAGTCGGTAAGCGGAGAAAACTGGGATGAGTTCCAAACGGACGTCAACGCGGCGCTAACAGCGATCAGCAGCACGCCGCCAACGCTAGGCGAAGTGCAGGCAATCTTTGTCGCGCTGGGCACGAACGACATGGCTGTGGCGGGCGGCGGCGACCTGTTTGCGGATGCCATCGAGCAGTTTGTGACCGACCTGCGAGCCAGCTACGGCGGCAGCACAACGCCGGTCGTCTGGGTATCACCGCAACTTGGCACGGACGTCTCGATACCAGCGGAGGTGACCAAGGTGCGCGCAGCCATCGCTGCTCGAGCGGCTGCTGACCCCTACCTCGTAGCTGTCGACATCGACGATCTGTCCAAAGCCACAGATCAGATCCATCTGAGTCCGGCTTCGACCATCACGATGGGCGAGCGCATGGATGCTGCGCTTGACGCAGTGCAGCCCATCGACCCCGACCCGCCGGCTGAACCGGCTGCCGCAGCAGAGCTCTGGGAATACGTGCAGAGCGCGTATGACGTCGACGGACTGGTGACTCTCACCAACATCCGAGATCGCTCGGCCACAACCGTCAACGACTCGGCGGGCATCTCAGCAGCAGACGCGGTCATCGCCCTGTGGCCTGCTTACGCGCAGAACGACTTTGATGCGACGGATGCGCTGCACCTAGAAGTCGGCGCGGTCGGACTGATCTCAGTGCTGTGGCGGCGCGGCGGTGCCAGCTCGGCCATCGAGGAGGTCAAGTGGGATCAGGTCTGGGGACCGGACGGGATGATCCAGAAGGTCCGCCGAACAGATGCGCGCGGACACGCCGGACCCAAGAGCAACAGCGGCACGACTACCAGCACCGAGAGCGGAACGCAATACGGCTGGAGCGACCGCAAGAACCTGCCCGCCGGCTACATGCCGAGCGGCTACGACACGGGGCAGGACTAGGCCATGTCGCGCGTCACGTTCGAGCAGGGCGCGAAGCTGCGGCGGGTCAACAAGAACCTGGACAACCCAGCCAAGGCGCTCAAGCAGATCGGCGTGATGATGGTCGCCGAGTCGCAGGCGTCGTTCAAGGAGCAGCGATTCGGGCGCAAGGCGTGGCGCGAGCGCAGTCCCATCAACGTCTTCGGCATCATCAGCGACTTCGCCCAGGGCCGCCGCAAGCCGCCCGCTCGGAGGTTTGAGCGTCGTCCGGCGCTGCGTGATACCGGGCGTCTGGCCAACAGCATCGCGTTCGCGGTCAAGGGCAAGGTCGTCGAGGTCGGAACGACGGTGCCGTATGCGTCGCTGCACAACTTCGGCGGCGTCAGCAAGAGCGAGAAGATCACGCTGACGGTGCAGCAGAGAATCGGCAAGTGGCTCGCCAAGCAGAGCGAGGACTTGCAGGAGCGTCTTGGCTGGTTGCTTGGTGATCATGCTCGAGATCAGCAGCTCGAGATGCGCGTGCCGAAACGTCAGTTCGTCGGCATCACGACTAAGACCCGCAAAGACATCCGCCAGACCATCGGCGTTCGGATCATGGAGGTTGGCAGGTAATGGCAAGCGGCAACGTGTCCAAGGTCTTGCGCGCTCCAGGGCGGCTGGTCATCAATCCCACCGATCTGACCGTCGAGTTCCCCTACGGCGGCATCGAGGTCGGCAAGACCAAGCTCGTCGTGCTGACCAGCTTCAACACCAGCGTCCGCATCGAGTGCGAGGGCTTAGGCAACGAGGCCAGCGACGTCCTCGAGCGCACGTCGCGCTACGTGTTCACCTGCTTCATCCGGGCATGGGACGATGACGCGATCCAGCAGTTCTTCTCAAGCAACTTTGTGCAGGGAAGCGTCACGGGTCACAGCCTGCTTCGCGAGCCCGGCAACCGCGTCGCGGGCGCTTCGGCGCTGTCGCGCGCTGTGTCGATGCTCTACGTGCCCGACGATCCGGTCAGCAATCCAGCAGTCCTGATCTACGAGGGCATCCCCGATTGGTCGGAGAATGCCGAGCTCGCGTTCCAACGGCAGGAAGAGCTCGGCTTGCCCATCGCGGTCGAATGCGTGCGCAACAGCAGCGGCAACATCCTCGAGGTCGGCAGGCTCGCCGACTTGTCCCTGTCATAGAATGCTGCCATGTTCTCAAAGAAGCGCCTGCCGGACCTCACGAATGAAGCCTACGAGCGTTGGCTGCGCGCGCAGCGCCCGCCGTTCGAGTGGTTCCTGCGGCTATCCCAGGTCGAGCAGGAGCAGCTCGCGATGCTCGGCGACGCTCACGCGCAGGACTTCGTCGTAGCCTGCGGCTACGCCATCCGCGATCCCGAGGCCGCCGACGCCGGCATGTCTGCCTTGCAAGGCGACGACGAGGCCGAGGCGACGCTAGCGATGAAGATGGCGCAGGGCTTCGCGTCAAAGCTCATGCAGATGCAGCAGCCGCAGGAGCCGCCGCGAGCGCGCACACAGCGCACGATGTCAGGATTCGGCGAGAGACGCACGACTGAGGAAAACAAGGCGGCAGGGCCGACCCTGTGGGGCGTGGAGGCGCAGCAAGCATGAACCCGTGGCAGATGGCGCAGCAGCTCAAGCACGAGCTGGCCCAGGTGACATGGGACGGATCGACGAACCCGGTCTTCGGCACACGCAGCGTCTACGTCTACGCTGGAGCACCGCCGAGCGACGAGGAGCACCCGCCGCAGTTCCCGTTCTGCCTTGTGACCATCGGCACGGGCACGCCCGACGAGGACCACCCCGAGCTCATCCAGCAGACGTTCAACGTCGTCGTCGCGGTAGAGGTCGCAGGCGATCCGCTCGGCGAGCAGGCTGTCATTGGCGGCTCGAGGTCGTCGGCATCGCGCAGCAGCGGCGCGGGCATCGCTCAGGTCGCAGAGCGAGTGCGCTACGCGATCCAGAACCTGACGACCTACGACGGAGCTAGCATCATCGTCACGGGCAGCGGCGTCGGCAGCCCGAGCACGCTAGGGCGCGGGCGGCAGGTCGTCTTTGACGAATACACCGTCGAGGCTCTGTGCACGTCGCAGCCGCACTTCCCCGCGCCGCAGCAGCTTGCTAGGTCTGGATCAAGCTGGTCATGGCAAGGCGAAGCATTGTCAGGGCGCTATGACTTTGCGGGATACGTTCTGGGATACAAGGCGGGAGCTACGCCCGCCACGTCGGTCGATGACGTCACCGCAGTCTACGCAGACACCGACGATACAGCGACGCACACGCCCGTCGATGGCAGCACCTACCACGTCTTTGCCAAGTTCAACACAACTGGTCTGACTGGTGTTCACGAATACAGCGCAGTCGAGGTTGGGAGCTATCTGGCCACATGACGCTCCGCGACGACATGATCTTCCGGCCTACGCTGGGGCCGCAGCAGCAGCCGACCGCGCGCGCGCGTGCTCGAGATGATCGCCGCCTGGACCAAGCGAATCGCAAGGGCGGCGTGCTGCGACGCCTGCGGCTGCTGCGGCAAATGCGTCGCCGACAGATACGACTGCGCAGCGCAGCTAGCGGTCAACGTGCGACGCAGATTGCACGCTTGGGTCGCGCAGGTCTGGCACGCGGCGCGAGCGGTCTGGCGGGCAAGGCAGTGCAGAAGGGTGGCCAGATGTTGGCGCGTCACCCCGCAGGCGTCATTGCGCTGGCGTTGATCGCGGGCGGCATCGTCGCGCTGCGTCTTGGTAGCGGCAAGACGTTTGAGCAGATGGGCGACGAGATGAACAACATGATCCTCGGCGACATGGATGAGGCGGCGCGCGCCAAGATGAGCGTGCGCCACCGCTTCCAAGCGGACCCACTGATGGCTCGCATTCGCAGTCAGAGCGGCAAGCAAAACATGCAGATGAACCGCATCGCGCAGGATCTGTTCCGGGTCGAGAAGCAATACGAGGACGGCAAGTCTCTGATCGAGCGCGAGTTTGGAGTCAACGGCACGTTCGACATGCTCATCCTGAGAGCGCAGCAGGCTTTCCAGAAGGCGTGGAAGGCACAGGGCGGCGACGACTTGATGGATCGGTTCATCCAGAAGGCGGTGCGGCACCAGATGCGCGACGGCAAGAAGAGGATGGGGCGCTAATGGCACAGGAAACGAAGGTCAAAGTGCGGCTCGACACGCGGCAGGCCAAGAGCCAGCTATCGGGTCTGGTTCGCGAATCCGCGCGCAGCGCCGGCAAGCTGACCAACAACATCCGCAGCGTCGTCGGAAAGGGCCTCGGCGCGGTCGGTCTGGGCACGGCAATCGGCACAGGGATCAGTGCTGTGCGAGGTGCGACGGAGAGCGGCGTCGGCGACGTCGTCGGCGAGTCGCTCGGAGCGACGGGCAAGATGCTGGAGGAGATGTTCCTCGGCACGCTCAACGAAGACGCTCGAGCTTCTCGTCGTGCCCGCGAGGAGACGATCCAGGCATTCGGGGCAATTGCTGGAGCTCGCAACGAGATCCCGCCCGAGGCGCGTCAGTTCTACAACAGCATCAAGAGCCTGCGCATGGACGAGGAGCGAGGCCGCGAGCTGTTTGAGACCGACACGCAGATGCGTGGGCCGGGCATCGAGAAGATCATCGACCGCATCATGAGTGGCTTCGGCAAGATGGTTAGCGAAGCGATGACGCGACTGGTCGACGCAATCAACCCGTTCAGCGAGAGCAAGTAGCCATGGCGATCAACAACCCCATCGAGATCACCTACGGCACGCAGGCCATCGGCGGCACGTCGGACGTCTACCAGATCGTCGGGCCTTACATCCTTGACAAGAGCTACGACAGCATCCGACTGGTCGTCGACGTCGTGGTCGTCGCTGAGGATCTCGCAGGATTGCAGAGCAGCAGCGAGACGCTTGAGCAGGAGTTCCGCAAGCGTCTGGTCGACGGCGACACGCTGGAGATCGACCTCGACGGCAACGCATGGACCTACACCGTGGGCGAGACGATGCTGCGAGCGCGAGCGTCGATCGCCAAGAGCGGCAACATCGACCTCGACCGTGGCGCAAGCCGTGGCTACACGATCACCATCGAGGGCGAGCTACCCGCCGATGACACGACTGACGCAGGCTTACGTGACATCGAGGTGCTCGTCGACTTCGAGTCTGGCCGGCAGCGCGTGGTCAGTATGCGCGGCACCTACACAGCCACCAGCGCAGGCGACGCTAAGGCGCGTTACGAGGCCGACGCCGACAACCGCTGCAACGACTACCTCGACGTCATCGACAGCGGCGCGACGTTTGAGCTGGTCGACGAGAGCTTCACGCTCGACCGCGAGGGCGGCGCAACGCCCGCTCCGCATGTGCTCAACTTCACGCGGCAATATGTCGAGCTGCTGGTCAACCAGACGCAGGCAGCTCTCGATGATGGCCAGATCCGCGACCACCGTGTCACGTTCACCAACGTCAACCAATACCCCGGCGACGCGACCGAGGAGGTCACGCGGCTGCAACGAGTCATAGGCAACTACGACTGCGCCGTCGACATCGACGAGACCACCGACCTCGAGAGCGTCTACCGAAACAAGATCAAGGGCCACGTCCGGCAACTCTTCCAGAACAACTTCCAGCCCACGGTCTTCGGCGTCGAGGAGGAGCGCGTCAGCTACGACGAGACCGCGAAGCGCATCAGCATCACGCTGCAGTTCATCTTTCAGCCTAGCGGCGGCGAGTCGCTTGTTGAGGTCTCGCAGAGCGTGGCGTTCCGCGAGACGCGCAGCATCGACTACACGCCCACGCACAGCGGCGACGAGCTGGCAGCGTTTGCTGACGTGGGCTTCGGCGTGCTGGAGCGCATCTGGAACCGGACAGCCATCGGCATCGGGGCCGAGGCTCCTAAGCTGCGCATCCGCGAGCGCGCCCGACCAGATGGGCCGATCGGCAGATTGGATGGCACGATCCTCGGCCAGAAGGGACCAGACCAGCGAGACACGACCAAGGTCGAGCAGTATGGCTGGAACGTCGTAGCCAGCACGAGCCAAGTGACACCGCGCGTGCTAGGTGATCCAGCCGGCCAGGAGTTCATCACGGTCACCGTGCTGACCGAGAGCGTGACCGAACGCTACAACGCCAAGCCCGGCGACCGGACCTTCGTGCCGATTCAAACGGCTCCAACAACGGGGCAGGCATAACCAATGCCTGAGGCGAAGAATCCCATCGTCAAGCTGGGCGGCGTCGAGCTCGCCGCGACCAGTGGCATCGCGTGGCGATTCATCAGCGGCGTCGCGCCCTACACGACGGTCATGAGCGTGCACCGCACGCGATGGGACCGTCTCAAGGGCAGGCTCGGCAAACCGCTGACGCTCGAGATCACGGACAGCCGAGACGTCAAAACCACAATCGAGCAGGTCTACATCCTGCACCTCACACCGAGCGACAGTCCGCACCGTGTCTCATTCTTGGTCGCCGACAAGCGGTGGCTCTGGCCTTACAAGCTGGTCGTGCGCGACTTCAACATGCCGCGCAAGACTGGCGATCGAACGGCGCTAGGCCAAGCAGTGCCCGTCGAGACGCAGCAGGTCGTCGACCAATACGACTACCTGAACTACAGCTTGCAGCCTCCGCAGAACACGAAGTGGACATCGCAGACGGCGCTCGAGGCAGTGCTACAGCTTGTCGATGAGGACAACTGGACCGTCGACTCGTGGCCGATAAAGGACACAACCGGCGTCGGCGACAGTGGGCAGTTTAGCTTGCAAGGCGTCACGCTGCGCGACAGCGGCGACATCGCACTGCAACGGCTGCTCAGCTACATCCCTGGAGCGGCGCTCTACATCAACGAGAAGGGCCGCACGATCATCTTCGACGCGAGCGACCTTGACGCGACGGAGAACCATTTCCGCAACCTGCCCATCAGCACCTACGCGGGCGAGCGTGGCGCATGGATCGACCGCAAGGCCATCAGGCCGAGCAAGGTCATCGTGCACTACCAGAAAGAGATCGAGCTGCTGGTTGAGTTCGAGGACGACTACAGCGGCCAGACTTCGGCGCAGCCCATCGCCAACGATGCATACGTCGACAACGTCATCCCCACGACGGACCCGCAGACCGAGATCACCGAGTTCGACCCCGGCCAGAACCGCACAGTGACAAAGACGGTGCCGATGGGCACCTACGTCCGCGTGGACAAGTGGCTCGAGGCCATGGACGCCGATCGGCCCGAGGGATCGCTGCCGTGGACATGGGACACGGTCAAGATCCACTGGTTCAAGGGCGACCTAGATGCGGTCTGGGTTCGAGGCAAAGACCTTGACCCCGAGGGCAACGCAGCCATGCGCCTGCAAGCCTTCCGGCAGCACTTCCGGCAGACGTTCAGGCTCAACCGCAAATACATGGAGCGCATCCGCAACTTGCGCCCCATCCGCGTCGCGCTACTGGATCCGGTCACAGGTGCGCGCGCACCGGCAGCGGTCTGGGGACAAGGCTGCATCGTGCCCAGCACCAAGGGGCAGCTCATGGCCAAGCGCGGCAGCGACAACGTCGAGGACAGCAAGTATCTGCGCAATGTCGACTACCTGCGACCCTACACGCAGGGCACGCCGCTGCTCGAGACAAGGCCCGGACCGCAGCGCGTCAACATCTTGGACGAGGAGCTCGGCATCTTTCGGCTGGAGTGGATCGTCAGCCCTTACGGCATCACGGACAGCTTCTTGCCATGCAAGCTCGTCAACGATCAGAACTACGACGGCATCAGCACTTCGCGCGATCTTGCACAGCAGGAAGACCAGCCCATGGGCGCGGGCATGATTGTGGAAGGCGGCACCAACGGCATCTACTTGGACGACGTGCTTGAGGCAAAGGTGCTGATGACGGCGGTGCCGGCGTCGCCGAACAGCCGGCAGCAGTTCCATCAGGTCGAGGTTGAGTCCAGCGAGATCCAGAGCCTGTTCCAGCGCGAGTTCCGCATACAAGACGGCGACGGTCCGCCGCTTGAGGTCTTCGTCAGCCCTGGAGAGGTCACGGCTCGGTTCGGTATTACCGACGCCAGCGAGGCGTTCTCCACGCAGAAGCTGCTGTTCGGGCTAACCGACCCCCAGCCCGGCGAGGAGCCTGAAGAGCTGCCCGGCTACACGCTGGTCAACGAGGAGCGCGAGCTCCTGCCGCACGCGCGCAGTCTTGCAGCCGAGGTGATCGCACCGTTCGCCGACAACGTGCAGGGCATCATCAACACCAGCCTGCCGCGTGAAGGTCTCAAGCTCGTCGGCAACATGGCCAGCGCGACGCTGCGCGTGTCGGCGGCACCTACGGCTCGCGTCGACGCGATGCACGAGTTCCCCGGCCAGCAGCGGTCAATTCCCCGTCATGCGCTGATGCCTGAAAGCGCGCGGCAACTTATCCTCGGCATCGTCCCGTTCAAGGCATGACGAGCTTCACCGACTTCACCGATCTCGGCTTCTTCCCGCTGCAAGACCATGCGGCGGCACAGGACGGCACGCCTATCTCGCGGCGCATGATGCTCGCGGCTGGCCGCATCATCCAGATGACGGACCCCGGCGACGCCGAGAACGCGGACGAGGCGTTGATCCGCTACGGGCGCGAGCACGGTCTGGGCACGCTCGGCGACGTGCACCCGTGGATGTTCTGGCAGACCCGCGAGCGCGCGGTGCGCGGCATGGGTTCATGGGCGCAGGCGTTTGCCTCGATGGCGGTCGACGCGGACCCCTACTACGCCAAGATCAACTCGCAGCCCATCCGCGACAGCGCATTCATCAACGACAACCGCTTCCGCCCGCTGGATGCTGCGTGGCCTGCTGGGATGCAGCGCGTGCCTCGAGGCGCGCTGCTGACGGTCATGCCGGGCACCGAGGAGTCTGGCCAGCACGCGGTCGCCATGTGGGCAGACCCGCGCCTGATCGCTCCCAACGCAGGCGGGCCGGGCGAATGCGGCACGCTTGTCGTCGACCTTGGGCCAGACCGCGAGCTCTGCATGGACGGCAGCGACACGCCGGGCATCGGCGGTCGCCATGCGCGCTTGCAGTCGCTTGTTCGCGTCATCGCGGTTGCGCCGGGCACATCGTTTGCGCGCCTGGGCTCGCCGGGCAACACGCTTGCGCTCAACTTCACGACCAGCGGCAAGGATGGCATCCCCAACTTCGGAGCCTTCTTTGCGCAGACTGGCGGCGGCGGTGCGCCGTCAGGCCCGACGACTGGCGGCGGCGCAGGCAGTCCGACCACGGGCAGCGGTCCGATCACAGGCCCGACGACGGGCGTGCCTAGCGGTCAGGACGGACCAGCTCGCAGCACGTTCGGCACCTTGCAGGTCGGCGGCGGTGCGTTCGGTGCAGAGGTAGAGGCAGGCGAGGACGAGAAGCAGCCCAAGGAGTTCGGGCAGTTTGGTCCCAACCTTGTCGGCGGGCACGCGGTCGCGCTCATGTCAGCCATCGGCGGGCAGGGTCCGCTGCACGCAGGCAGCAACGCAGACAAGCACAGGCACGGCACCGACCGCGACGGGCACCCGATCAACGCGGCGCACATCTCTACCGGGGCCTACTTCTACGACAACAGCACGCGCGACGCGCCGCTCGAGTTCGGCGGCGGCTACCCATCTCCCGATGCGCTGCCAGAGGTGGCGCGCGTCTGGTTGAGCTACGACGCGGCAAGCAGCCACGGATTCCGTGGCGAGCAGAAGCCCGGCCTGTGGCGCTGGTATGCAGAGTCGCCGGACATCACGCCGCCAACGCAGGGTCCGACCTACTCGGTGCCTGCGGGCGGCGGCGGTGGTGGTGGCGGCGGCGGTGGTGGTGGCGGCGGTGGTGGTGGTGGCGGTGGTGGCGGTGGCGGTCCTACGACAGGACCACCAAGCGGTGGTGGTGGTCCTACCACGGGCGGCAGGCCGCGACGACCAGGGGACGTTGTCCCGCCGACGCCGACTGTCACGCCGGTTATCACGCCCAATCCTGGCGCAAAGCGATTCCCTAATCGCCCCGCATCGGGTGGCACAACGGGACCGCATGGACCGCTGACAGGTGGACCTTCTGGACCAAGCACAGGCGGCGGCACAGGCGGGCAGCCATCAGTCCCGTGCAAGGTGCAGCCCATCACGGGTGGTCCGAATACGGCACCGCTGACGGGCGGACCGCGAGGCCCAAGCGCATCGGTGCCTCCTGGCCCAGCAGCGCAGCCGGTCTGGACCGGCGGCG